AGCAGCAGTACAACGGTATTGCTGTCAAGACGGTGACCAGCACATACCCTCAGGTTATGTGGGTCAACATGACGTACCCTGACATTGAGATGTACGTCTACCCAGTGCCGCTGCGTCCGCTGGAATGGCACTTTGTTTCGATTCAGGAACTGACGCAACCGGCAGTATTGGCAACTACGCTGTCGTTCCCGCCTGGTTACCTGAGAGCGTTCAAATACAACTTGGCCTGCGAGATTGCCGCTGAGTTTGGCGTCGAGCCAAGTCCGCAAGTGCAGCGAATTGCCATGACCAGCAAGCGCAATCTGAAACGCATCAATAACCCAGATGATGTGATGGCTATGCCGTATGGCATTGTTGCCAACCGCCAACGGTACAACATCTACGCTGGCAACTTCTAATGCACACGCCAATTTTGGGCAGCGCCTACGTTGCGCGTAGCATCAACGCTGCGGCCAATCGGTGCGTCAATTTGTTTTCAGAAGCCATTCCCGCAGGCGGTTTAGAGGCTGGGTTTTTGAACAGAGCGCCGGGGCTGGAGTTTCTTCAGACTGTAGGTACCGGCCCCATCCGGGCATTGTGGGCGCACCAGACCAACGGCACCGACTTTTATGTCGTGTCAGGCCAAGAGGTTTACAAGTTGACCGGCCTGACGGCTACGCCTACTTTGCTTGGCACGGTGTCAGGCACCGGCCCGGTATCCATTGCGGACAACGGCACTCAGATATTCTTTGCCTGCAATCCTGACGGCTATATTTACAACGAAGTCACCAACGTATTCGCGCAGATCACAGACCCAGACTTTGCTGGCGCGGTGACGGTGGCCTACCTTGATGGCTATTTTGTTTTCAACCAGCCTGACAGTCAAATTATTTGGGTGTCGCAATTGCTGGACGGCACGTCAGTTGACCCGTTAGATTTCAAATCCTCGGAAGGCTCACCCGACGGCGTGGTAGGGATTATTGCTGACCACCGGCAACTGTGGGTGTTTGGTACTGACTCGGTTGAAGTCTGGTACAACGCAGGCTCTGCTGACTTCCCTTTGGAGCGCATCCAAGGGGCCTTTAACGAGATTGGCTGCGTATCTGCATACTCCATAGCCAAACTGGACAACGGCTTGTTCTGGCTTGGTACAGACGCCCGTGGGCAGGGTATTGTCTACCGCGCCAACGGCTACACCGGCACTCGGGTTTCTACTCACGCCATTGAATACGCTATTGCCCAATACGGCAACATCTCAGACGCTATTGCTTACACATACCAGCAAGAAGGCCACGCTTTCTATGTGCTGACATTTCCGTCTGGTAACGCCACTTGGGTTTACGATGTGTCTACCCAAGCCTGGCACGAACGTGCTGGATTTGATGCAGGCCAGTTTATGCGGCACCGCAGCAACTGCCAATGCAACTTTGGTGGCAACATCATTGTTGGCGACTTTGAGAACGGCAACCTTTACAGGTTTGACCTAGACGTTTATGCTGACAACGGCGGGGTTCAAAAGTGGTTGCGTTCGTGGAGGGCGCTGCCACCCGGCGAAAACAACTTCAAGCGCACGGCACACCATACGCTGCAACTCAACGCTGAGACTGGTGTTGGGTTGAATACCGGCCAAGGCTCTGACCCGCAAGTTATGTTGCGCTGGAGCGACGATGGCGGCCACACTTGGTCAAACGAGCATTGGGCCAGCATGGGCCAGATTGGTGAATACGGCTACCGCACCTTCTGGCGTCGGCTGGGCATGACGCTCAAGCTGCGTGACCGTGTGTATGAAGTCAGTGGCACTGACCCGGTAAAAATCGCTATCACGGGCGCTGAGTTGGTGCTGAGTCCAACAAAGTCTTGACATGGCAAACATCACCCAGATCCCCGCACCTCGCGTTCCGCTGCTGAACGCGCAGACTGGTGCTGTGTCTATGGAGTGGTTTCTCTGGTTTACTAACGTCTACACCATTACGGGCGCTGGCCTTGCCATTACGCCGGTCATCAATGGCGGCACGGGGCTTGGCACTATCCCTACCAACGGCAAGCTGCTGATCGGCAATGGCACCGGCTATTCGCTAAACACTTTGACAGCCAGCACGGGCATTACCGTAACCAACGGCGCAGGCACCATCACAGTGACAAACAGCCTGCCCGACTTGACGGTGGTGCTGACGGGTGCAGGCACAACGGTAGTGACCGGGACATATCCCAACTTCACCATCACCAGCAATGATGCGTTTGTCGGTACGGTGACTAGCGTTGGCGGCACGGGTACGGTCAACGGCATTACGCTGACAGGCACGGTAACTACGTCAGGTAATTTGACGCTTGGCGGTACGCTGAGTGGGGTAAGCCTGACCACTCAGGTCAGTGGAACTTTGCCAATAGCTAACGGCGGCACGGGTACAACGGCTACGACTTTTGTTGATCTTACAACCAACGTATCTGGTATCCTCCCTGTAGCCAATGGGGGGAATGGATTAGGTGCGGCGTACACAGTAGCAACCCTTCCAGCAGCCGGTACGCAAGGCCGCAGATCGTGGGTGACAAATGCCCTAGCGCCTACATTTCTATCTGCCCCTGTTGGGGGTGGTGCGGTGGTTTGCCCGGTGTTTGACAATGGCACGGCCTGGGTGGTTGGGTAACAAGGAGAACGATTATGGGTTGGGGTCAATTAATAGGTGGTGCGGCGGGATATTTTCTTGGTGGCGGTTCTACAGCGGCTACTGCTTTGGGCGCTGCTCTCGGTGGCGGTCTTGACGAGGCTACGGGCGGTGGGTCGTCAGGCGCGGCAAGAGAGGCCGCGAATACATCTGCTGCTGCCAATGATCGTGCTTTGGCGTTGCAAACGCGTATGTACGAAGAGGATGTCGCTAGACAACAACCAAGGCTGGCAATAGGCAACAACGCACTAGCGCAGATGCAAAGCGGCGCGTTTGAACAACCAGGCCCATTCAGGTTTGGTGCGGGTGATCTGGTTTTAGACCCAGGTTATAACTACCGATTGGCAGAAAGCGAGAAAGCACTTCAGCGCAGACAAGCCGTTGGTGGAAACTTATTCTCTGGCGGCGCGTTGAAGGCGGCGGGGCGCAATGCTCAAGATATGGCTTCGCAAGAGTTTGGCAATGCCTACAACCGCGCTTTGACCGGCTACAACGCTGACGTAGCGCGTTCAAACACTGGTTACAACCGTTTGGCGGGACTTGCTGGTGTAGGGCAAACAGCAGGGACTCAAATTGGCACTGCCGGTCAAAGTTACGCAACCAATGCTGGAAATCTGATGATGAACCAAGGCGATGTTCAAGGCAACGCCATGTTAGCGTCTGAACGCGCTAGGCAATCGGCCTACGGCAACATTGGAAAAGCATTTGGGTCTGGTGGCTTTGACAGCCTAGTCAGCGGCTTTTATGGCCCCGGCCAATACAACCAAAGAATGGGCGTTAACTTTATTGACCCATATAACTACGGTTAAGGACACATCATGGCACTTAATTTTGGAGTTCTTGACCAAGGTGGCCCCTCAAATTTCTTTGAGGGCTATTCTCAAGGCCAAGAGAAAATGCAGGCCAACGCAATGGCCCAGCAAAAAGCAGCGCAGGCCCAGCAAGAGTTTGGTATGCGACAGCAGGAGTTTGCCGCTGGGCAGGCGGATAAGCAACGGGTTGCCAAAGCTGCGGCAGTCACGCAGAAATTAGGTTCTTACAAAGATGCGCTACTGCGTTCGCGGAATGCTGTTGATGCTCGTAGGATTGTGGAGATGCAATATGCAGACCCAGACATTGGCCCAATTAGAAGCCGTCTTAGTCCGTTGGAACAGGCTTTAGCTGAAGTTCCTGATGAACCCACTGCGTTTCAGAAATACCTAGAAGACGAAGCTATGGGTATGGAAGAAGTACGTAAAATGCAAGGGAGGGACAGGGCCTTTGCCACTGCTATGGGTGGCGCTCAGGCTATGCCTCAAGCAGCGCCTACTAACGCTATGGCTCCTGTTGGGTCTGCTGCTCCAGCCGCGCCAGTTAACGCTATGGCTGCACCGGCAATGTCAGGCGAACTGCAAAACAAATTGGCGCAACTTGAGCGGTTAACAGCGCTTGCAGATCAAAATCCTCGCGTCAAAGCCACCATTGACCAACTAAATAAAGATGTTGCTCGGCTGTCGCCTGCGGCAGGGGCGCAGCCACTAGCTGAATTTTCTGCGTTTTTAAAGTTGCCGCCTGATCAACAAGCTGAATTTATGCGGTTTAAAAAAGCAGGCGCTGCAAACATAAGCGCAACTGCTACCACCAGTCCAACTGGAAAAAGTTTATCTGAGCCTGTTGGTAAACGAGTTGAAACATCTTTAGTTAAAGCTGAAGGTGCAACATCAATGATGGACACTGCAAATTCAGTGCGAGAAGCCTTAAATACTGGCAATGTTATTGCTGGCCCTTTAGCTGGCGTTCGCACAAAATTTGCCCAAGTGTTAGAACTTGCTGGGGCAGGAGACAAAGAAAAATTAGTTAACACCCGCTCTGCAATTCAAGGTTTGGCTGGGTTGACGTTAGAAAGTAGGGCTGAACTTAGAGGTCAAGGCCAAATTACTGATACTGAAACTAAATTGCTTGAAAAAGCACGGTCAGCAGATATAAACGACATGACTATTCCTGAGTTGCAACAAATTGTTAGTGTTTCTCAACGATTAGCCTCTAGACTTTTTAGTAACCATCAGACATTGCTGGGCAGAATGAAAGATGATCCTGCGGCAAAAGATTCTATGCGTTATTACGAGCCAACAGGGCAAATGGCCGCGCCTACATTAGAAGGAAAAACACCTGCCGTTCAAAGCAAAGACGCAAAACGTCCATCGTTAGGTTCCATATTTGGTGGCTCGCCTCAAGGAGGTAAATGATGGCTGATAATTTTCGGGATCAAATTAACACGGCGCGTCGGGCTGGTTACAGCGATGACGAACTAATTGGGTATCTAAAAGACAAAGACCCAAGAGTTACACAAGCATTAGACGCTGGGTATAAACCTATGGAAATTTTGGAGCATTTGGCACCAAAATTATCTACGGTTGAAGACTTGTCCCGAAAAGTAGGCGTTGCTGCACGGGGCGCGGCAGAGGCTTTAGCCCCTGCGGCTGCTGGCGCTACAGCAGGCTTTATGGCTGGTGGGCCGGTAGGTGCTGGTGTTGGAGCGTTGGCTGGCGGTCTAGCTGTACCAGCCGCCGATATTTTGATCCAAGGGTACAACCGGCTTATGGATAGCAATGTTCGTTTGCCATCACAAGTCATATCAAATTTTCTACCTGGCGCTAGGGCTGAAACTCCGGCTGAAAGAGTGTTGCAAACAGGCGCTGGCGCTTTAGGCGGAACTGGTGGCGCAGTAGCGGCTGGGCGATCAATCGTAAATTTTGGTAGAACAAGTCCAGGGTTGCCTGCAACCGTTGCACCAGGCACATTAGGTATTGGTCAAGAAGCGGCTAGGCTTCCAATTGCTCAGATGGTTACCGCGCCTCTGGCGGCGTCTACGGGCCAAACGGTTACGGAATTGACGGATAACCCATTGGCTGGTTTGGCTGCTGGTATTGGTACTAGCGTTGCAGCAGGCGTAAGGCCCGTAAAACGTACTGCTGCTCCGACGGCTGAAGAACTAAAAACACAATCCAAAGCCAATTACGATATTTTGGACAGATCAAATTTTGAATTAGACAACCAGCAATTTGTTACGCACATGGGTGGCATGGCAAATAAATTACGGTCTAGTTCTGGATATGACCCTCGCATAATGCCGGATGTGGATGCGGCATTAGCACAATTGACTGCTGGAAATCCCAAAAATGTACAAGAGCTAAATACTTTAAGAACCATTGTTAGCAATGCAGCTAAAAGTACTAAGCCTGCCGAACGAAAAGCCGCCAGTCAACTGTTGGATGAATTTGACGATTACGTCATGAATGCGCCGCCAAGCGCAGCGGTAACTTCAGACAAAGCAGCCATAAAAGCGTGGAAAGACGCTCGCGCTGATTACGCAAAAATGAAAAAAAGCGAGATGATTACTGACATCATTGAAAACGCTAATGTATCGCAGGGGTCTAAAGAAGCCAACATTGCATCTCAACTTTCGTCACTGGCAAAAAATGACAAAAAGATGAGGTTTTTTACCTCAGACGAGCAAGAGGCTATTCGTGCGTCAGCCAAAGGTGGTTCATTGCAGACTATGCTTAGGACTATAGCAAAATTTACGCCTATGACGCCAGCGGCAGCTATTTTTACGGCGGTCAATCCACTTGGTTTACAAACCGCTGCAGCAGGCATGGCGGCTAAAGGAATTGCAGAAGCACGTAGAGTCCAGGACGTTAATCGTTTGGCTAATCGCATGAGGTTAGGCAAAACTCCCGATATACTTGAAGGAGCGTTTGCAAATACGCCGGTATTTTTTACTCGCGGCGCTCAAAATATGCTTGGCCCTGTTCAACAGAACCAAAACGCAATGACGCAGTAGGAACCTGATATGTACTACCTCAATGCTTTCAACGAAATGCAACGCAAGCGGCGGCAAAACATGATGGGTGGCGAAGGCAATGATTATGGCGTTGGCACTACCGCACCATCTGGCCCCCTTGGGCTAGGCCCAGCACAGGATCGGAATGCTTTTCGGGATACGCTCAACAGTATGTCGCCCATGTCGCGGTTTGCTATGGGCATGATGCCTGTTATTGGCCCAGCGTTCAATGTTGGAAGGTTAGTTGACGCAGGTATATCGGCATATCAAGGTTCGCAGCTTGCGCCAAGCCGGGACGCCAGAGAACGGGCGCAAGATCAATTCAGGGCGTCTGAAATATCAGAGATGAATGCGCCTATGGAAAACACGCCGCAACAGTCATTTCAGACTGGTGAAATCACTGCCAATCGCGCAGCGCCCGATTACACAGATTACAGTGATGTCTTTACTGATCGCACTTCTACTGCCGTACCTTCAGCCACGGCACCGCAATCAACTTTTGACACCACCACCTTTGGGGGTGACGCAGCCGCTGCTGCTGCTAGTGAATTTGGGGGTAGAACTTCTGGTGATAATTACGGCGGGGATGCTTATGGCGGCAGTTACCAATTTGCAAAAGGCGGCATGGTAGACGCCCGTCACCTCAAAGGCCGCGCCCCTGCTCCAGACGATGGCTACGGTGCTTTGCAGGGCGGTGAGTACGTTATCACCAAGGCGGCGGTGGAGAAGTACGGCAAGCGTTTGCTCGACGCGATTAATAACGGGACATTCAGATGACTGACGATGATTTCCGTCGCCTTGAAAGCAAGGTAGACAAGCTGACAGATGCTGTTGGCAAGCTGATCTTGTTCGAGGAACGCCAAGCCACCCAGGGCGCTAGGATTGGAGCAGTTGAGGCACAAATCAGTGTCCATGATGCTGCATTGCACAGGGTTGACCGCAAGATCGACCAATGGGTTAACCGCGGGATGGGCGTCTGGGCTGCGGCGGCAGTAGTTTTCAGTCTTGTCCAGTTCTGGAAAAAATGATTGACTTCACCAAAGCCATTGGAGCAGTCGCAGCCAGCATTGCAGCCATTGGTGGGGGCTACACCCTTGCCGACAAGTTTGGATGGTTTGACAGGGCCATTCTTGAGTGGCATCCAGAGCATTTCAAGATTATGGCAGAGGTCGGCAAGCCCATCAACGTCACCGTGGCTCGGGTAAAAAAACGT